CAATATTCTAAAAATTTGTTTTTCCAATTAGCGAAATGCCCATCAAAATCAAACCACCTCCAAGTTTGCACATTTGGTAACTTATTAAATGAAAGTAAATATTCTAATACTTCCGGATCACCGTTTTTTTCATCATATAAAAAAACAATTTCATCAATAAATTTTTTGTTTTCTAATAAGTTAGGGAGGAGTTGTTTTACCTCCTCTAACTCATTACAAACAGTTACAGCATAACTAATTTTCATCTCTTAAAAAGGTTGAATATAAATAAAGGGCAGCAGGAAACATTAATGGAGGAAATACAGTTGAATTAACCATATCTAATTTGTGAGTTTGACCTGGAATTGCTTTATCATTCTCAGTAATTGGAATGTATTGAGCTACTCTCCATCCCCAACTTTCAACATTTTTTCCATCAGGAAATAACATTGCTTGGTTTTGTTCATTTAAAACTGAAGGATACCAAACATAATTATCAGAATCAATCATTTTTAGATCTTTAAACAATTCAGGTTGTGAATCATAAACTGATTTTTCTAAATCTGTTCCTTCAACCATCCCCTGATTAGTTTGATAGCCACAATGCTGACAAATACGAGTATCAACTCCAGCCATTTTAACCAAAACTACACTATTTGGTTCATCACAAATAGGACAATTTTCAAATTCTAGCATTATTGTACTTTTTTAAGTGTTGGTAATTTTATTTTATCTAATTTAGGTAATTCTAAGGGGATAAATTTAGGTATTGGTTTAGTTCCATCTAAAATTGTACCTAATAATGTAACCATTGCATCAAATGAAAATTTAGATTTAGTAATATTAGCTTGCTTTTTAGCTCCATCTAAATACTTTTTATAATTTTCAAACATATCTTTTAAAGCAAATCCTGCTTGAGCATCATCTGGTTTAAACCAAGATGAACCTTCATTTAACATGCCTTTGTTTTGTGCTGATGGATGAATTGGAGTTAATTCTCCACCTACTAATAAAGATAATTCAGAATTTAAGAAATCCACGTGACCTGACCATCCTGAAGCAATGATTGGTTTTTCTGATAATGTAAATTCAAGTAATGGGCGTCCGAATCCTTCACCTTTAGTAAATGATACCATTGCTTTTACTTTAGTATGATTGTATAAATCATTGACATCTTCGTCTTCTAGATCCCCATGTAATAGATAAATGTTTGGTAAACGACCTTTTACTGTTTTACGAATTTGTTCTATTTTCCGCAAAATTTCCTCTCTATCCATAATAGATGTTGTAGCCGAATTAGTTTTCATAATCAAAGCTGGAGGATTTGTTTTACCTTTAAATACTTCTAAAAATGCTTTAACTAAATAACCAACATTCTTTCTATCTTCACCAAAATCACCTGATAACCAATGTCCGACAAATAAAAATGCAAAATCTTCTTTAATTGATGAAATAGACTTAGTTAGATCTGTAGGTGTTGGTGTTTGTTTAAAATATTTTGTTAAATCAGCACCTTCAAACAATACTTCAACTGGAGATTTAAGTTCAATCATACTAACTATTTGATTAGTTTTTTGATCGCGTCCTTCAAATCTAGAGTTTTCAAATACTGATTTAGCATGTTTTGAAGATACTAATACTGAGTTCATTCGATTACACCCTTCAATCCAAGATGGATCACAAACGGTTGTTTCAATACCTGCTGTAACACCTATATTAATGTGTTTTGCAATAGGTTGAAACTCATTTGGGACAGTAATCTGAAACCAAGCATCAGGCTGATATGTAATTTGAGGAATGATACGATCTAATAAATCTTTTTCATCTTCAATATCTTCATTTAAAAACCCAAATGGAGTAGAACCCCAACGTTGAGATAATAATTTGATATCCCATTCATCCCCTTTTACTTTAATTAAAGCTTTAATAAAATCTCTTGAGCGTGCTCCATATCCTGAAAATGTATCTACAGGTGAGCTAACTATACATAACGGTTTATTCATATTGTGTAACAGGGTATTTTAAATGTTTTGGTTTATAATCTTCAATTTTAATAAAATCAAATGTAGAACGTGGTGTCCATTTTTTAAATGTTTCTTCAATTCCATTAATAATATTTTCTCCCATTTTACGAGATGACATCATTGATTCATCTGATGTTACCCATTCACGAGCTGCATCTCCTAATTTATTATATTCATTAGTATCTTCCATTTTTAAGGCGTATGCTGCTGATAATTGATTAGCTACATCTCTAAAATCACATCTATCATCAAAAATATATGGAGTAGGAACTGAACCAACTAATGAAATATTACTTGGAAATACTGGGAATACCCATTTGCCATGTTTTTTATATTTGCCTAAATGATTAGAACCAAACTCTTCAGTAAATTTAATCCATTCACCATTTTCATCTTCAAAACGCATTTGATCTTGCATACCTCCAGTTACATTTGCTAAAATCGGAGTACCCGCCATCATTGATTCGGTAATTGATAATCCCCAACCTTCATTCGAGGATATTAAACAAGTAATATCAGCTAAATTGTAATATTTATTTAATATTTCAACTGGAATTTTTTGGTTTGAAATATAGATATTGTTTTGGCTAGCACCAAATATCATTTCAATTACTGCTGGTAAATCTGTTCCATTTTCATCAACAGGGTCAGTATGTAATATTAAAGCACATCTATCGGCTTGTTGTTTTGGTAATTGATCTACAAATGTTTTAAATGATAAAACTAAATCTGATGTAGATTTTCTTCTAATATTGCGAGCATTATAGAATGCTACAAAATCTTTTTCATTTTTTCCGAATATACTTTCTTTAAATTGTTTAAAATCATCACTGCTTTTGTCTAATGGACAAATAACTTTTTCATTAATTCCGTGAGGAATATATTTGATGACTTTATTTTTAGCATCTTCACCTAAAACAACACGATTAATATTTTCGGTTTGTTTAGAAATAGCAAATAAAGAATCACATGAATCATAGAATGATTTATTATAAAGTGGATAAGGCAAGTCATCCCAAATGTTTAAATAAACAATCGGCATTTGTTGTCTTAACTCACGTTCATGCTGAAATAACCATACCCAATATCTAGGATCTGTAAATATAAAAATAGCATCTGGTTTTTCAATTTCGGTAATTTGACGAACAAAATCAATTGTTCCATAACCATCTGTTGGATAAACAAAAATAGACGCATCTTCAATACCTGCATTTTTGTTAGTATCAGCTGATAGATCTAATCGTTGACCTTTTTCGGGGTGATTTAATGCACCTCCAATGTTCACCCAGTTAAAGTGATGTGCTGTTTGGATAACAATTTCTCGAGCCATAGTTGCTATACCCGATGTAAATCTAATGTCATCACACATTAACAGGATTTTTTTCCTTTGATCTTTAGGAATGTAATTTTGCATAACTTATTTTTAAATTGATTTATAAACTACCGGACATTACTAGAACATTATACCCATGTAATTGATTTTTAAAATCATCATCATTTAGATATAAATGCATTGCTCTATTAAGTAATTTTTGTAAATTGAATTTATTTTTTATCGAAGCTACTTTAAATTCTTCGAATACGTCTCCGTGTACTTTTACACTTGTCAAGACTAATTGATTGTTTTTTCCCATATTTGAAATATATTTTATATATATAAATATATGTACATACTAGAAAAGCAAACCTTTATCGCAAAGTTCTTTATTGTCTTTAAACGGACACCACTGACAAGATTCCTTAGATACATTTTTTACTAATTCACCTTTTTTAAAACTACCATCAGCATTAAACACATTACGAATAAATTCTGTAATATGAGTTACAGCTTTATTGCGTTTACCCTTACCAGAAGCAGGTTCAACAATTTGAATACGTTTTTGAGGAAAATCAAGATTTTCGTACAATTTACGTTTAACAACAAAAAATTCAACATCAATTTGTTCTGGGTTGATATTATATTGTTTAGCAAAATATTCTTTATATAGAATAATTTGTTGCATTTTTAATTCGTCTTTCTTTTCCTTATCTTTCCACCCATTTTTAGATGTTTTAATATCGAATATTTTGACTTTATTTGCGTTTTCATTATATAATACAAAGTCGATATATCCTTTTAAATAAACATTAGGATAGTCAGGATCGATAGGTTGTACTAAAGGCATTTCTATTCCAACTAAATACCATTTTCGAGTTGAAAAGTATTCTGATTTGTTTTTCTTAAAATAATCAATAATAGCTAATCCATCATCATAATATTCACGCATTTCAGATGCTGAGGAGAAATGAATACCATTATTTTCTTTAAGTGTTTTTTTATATTCTTCCATAAATGTAGTTTGGAAGAAATCTTCAATATCAACACGATCAGCTGCTGCTCCGGATTCATCAAACATCATTTGAATATAATGTTGCATTGCAACGTGAACTGATGTTCCGAAAACTGCAGCCATTGAAGGTTGATAACTACGATACCCTTCTCTATATTCTAAACCCCAACGAAATGGACATTTAGCATAGATAGAGAACTGAGAATATGAGATTGTTTTATCACTTTGATAATTTATTTCTCTTACCGCTTTGTTTTTTATTTCCTTTAGTAGGGCGGGTATCTGTGTTTTGGCCATAACTGTTTAATATGTCTTGAAATTGATCGTTGCTTAATAAAGCAAGATAATCGTTTGCTTCTCTTTGAGATACTTGCAATAATAAAGATAATTTAGAAACTTTATCCTTATCTATCTTTTCGGAAGCAGCTTTAGTATATTTAAAATACTTTTTAGATTTAGGTAATAATGATAAATAAATATTATATACTTGTTCTGCGTTTAAGTTAGGTATAGCTTGTACTTCATTAGCAAATACACAGTATTCAGAACTCATAGATAGGTACCTATGTAGCATATAAACGTTGATGCTTTTAATTTCAGCATCAGTTAATTTGCTATAAGGTACCTTATCGTATGATAAATAATTTAATATTTTAAAGAATTCATTCATTACTGAATTGTTGGTCTTGGAATTCTAGGTGAAACATCTTCAATTGATGGTGCACCCGCTGATGGTTGGGTTTTAGGCATAAACCTATCATTTACATGACCACACTTATCACAAGCAAATACTGGGATTGGCATCATACCATCTTGAGCTGTTCCGGTGATAAAGCGTGAAATACTGCGTA